ATGGATGGCGCAAGCAAGAGGGCCGCGATGACCGGCAGGAAGTGTCGGCTAAAACCGTACAGGGCCGCTGGCCGGCCAACGTCTGCCTGGACGAAGAGGCCGCGGCGATGCTCGATGAACAGAGCGGGGAGTTGTCTGGCGGCGGATCTCCGGATCGGCGCTTCGCGGACAAGACACGGAACGCCTACGGCGATTTCGCGGGCGAGGATGACTGCAGGTTCACGATAGGGCCGACGACGGGCGGCGCGTCCCGGTTCTTCTACTGCGCGAAGGCCAGCAGGGCGGAGAGAAATGCGGGGCTGGGGGGAATGACTGTGCGGCCCTGTGGAGTGCATGACGATGACGGATTTCGGAAGCCGGGCGAGCGCAAAGCAAATCACACCGCCCCTCTGGCTGCGGCCAATTATCACCCCACGGTGAAGCCTATCGCCCTCATGCGCTGGCTCGTCCGCTTGGTGACCCCGCCGCGGGGCATCGTCCTTGACCCATTTGCCGGGTCGGGCACGACACTCATCGCCGCCAAGCTCGAAGGCGTTCGGTGCCTCGGCATCGAACGCGAGGCGGAGTATTGCGAGATTGCAAGGGCAAGGGTCGCGGCGGTCGAGGCCAGCCTGTTCGAGGCATCGAGGAATGAAAAGTTGTCCACAGATCCGCCAGACCGAGGGCGGACAAGTTACGCAGATTACACAGATGCAGACACGGCCTCCGCAGGAGAGGTCGGAAATCCCGACTGAATCTGTGTAATCTGTGGACAGACAAGGGGATGGTTCATGAATCTTGGCGCGGCGGAATTCTGGCGGGAGGTCGATGCGGACCGCGAGGGCGCGGCGGTCGAGACCGCTATCTGGTGGAAGGACACGGCGGGTAGGGGCGTCGGTGTCATCGGCACCGAGGGCGGGCAGAGTTACGGCCGGCTCTCGTGGCAGCGCGCGGACGGCACACGCGGCGTCGATGTCTATGGGCCGGGAGACAAAGAGGGTATTGAGGCGGCGCTCGCCGCCCAGGCGGAAAAGGAATTTCCGGATGCGGAGATTCATCGGGGCGGAGCGAAACGGGAGATACCGCGTATCTCTCGCCCGTCCGGGAGGCCGCTGGAGGCGGCCCGCGAGGCGCACCGGACTCACGCCGCCACGAGCGCAACGCACGCAAACCAAACCGAACGAGGAAAGGAGCGTGGTTCAATGGCGCTGTCACAGGCTGAGGTATCGAGGCGGATTCGGATCATCGTCGATGTCACGAAGGCGATGCTGGCCAAAGGTGGGTATCCGCATCAGGGAGATTTCGGGGAAGCCTTGGGAATCAGCAGCCCGACGATCACGGTGTTCATGGCCGCGCACCAGGCGGAGCTGGCGAAGCTGGGCCTCCGGGGCGGCGGACAGAAGGGGTATTTTCTCGAGGGCGACGTGCCGCCGCAGGTACTCAAGGAGCGGGTGGCGGGCCTGACGCCGGAGCAGCTCTCGCCTCAGCCACAGGAGCAGAGCACGGCAAGGCATCTCTCTCGCCCGGGCCGAAGCGGCTCCGCCGCCAGGAAGAGCGGCCCTCACGACGCCACGTTTACCCGCCAGGGCGGGACGCCACGTGAGGAGACAAAACCCGGTGACGGGCAGTACGGGATCGAGATCACTGGGCCAAACGGCGAGGTCGTCGGGGCGTTTGCCGTGAGCCATGAGAAGGCCCGCGAGATCGCGCTATCGGCGCTGGGGCTGGAGTAGGATGACCACAGAGACACAAAAGAGTTTATCCACAGATTACACAGATTACACAGATTCAGGCGGGAAGTGATGGACATCAACCGAATATCGCAGGGCGACGCGCGCGACCTCACGCGGCAGCTATCGCCCGGCAGCATCCACTGTTGCGTGACGAGTCCGCCGTACTGGGGCCTGCGAGACTACAAGGTCGATGGCCAGTGGGGCAGCGCGGCTATCGCCCTGGGCCGCGCATTCATCGGCTTCGATATCGCCGGCGGCGATTGCGATCACGGCGGATGGACTCCGAATGACCGCCTCCGCGCGGCTGAGCGTGGGAAGAGATTGGATATGCAGTGGCTCAAGCGGAATGGCAACGACCAGCCGTTACTGCCTGAGCCTGAATCTGTGGAATCTGTGTAATCTGTGGAGGACAAGGTTTCAAGTGGTTAAGCAGGGGACAATTGATTGGGAAGAGGCGCTCGCAAGGCGAGGCGCCAATAGTTCCGAAGTTCCTCAGTCGGTCAGTTCAGCAGTTCAAACCGAGGAACCGATAGACTGCGGAACTACAGGGCGCACGCTCCCGATCCGGATCGGGACCCCTACGGAAACTGGGCCGAAGCGTCCTACCGCGCCCGGTGATCTCGGGGTGCTTCTGGCGCTCGAACGCGGGCACAAGATTTCGTACATGGGCAGCGACGAGCGGTGTCTGACCATGAGTTCAATGAAGTGCGTGCCGCCGGTGAGGGCGATAGCCGCCGCGGTGTGCAGGCTCCAGCACCGGTACGGGATCCCCATCTGTCACGGTCGCCTAAAGGTGGACAGGGCGACGGTGGCGGTGTACTGGCTGTGCCGTGATCCGATAACGGGCGAGACGCGGACAGAGGGCATAGGATGTACGGGGTGTCTGGATAACCAACTCTTCAAATGCAGTCGAGCGGAGGCGCTATAAATGGCGACGCGATTCAGTTTCGTTGACGAGGCGAAACGCTGTCCGTTCTCGTTCAGCTCCGAACGGCTCAAAGCACTCGCCTGTAGTTATCTGGTGCAGTATGGGACAGGGGCTTGGGCTTGTCCAGGCCCGAAAGGGTCGGCCTGTCCGTTGCCAATCACGGTTACGTCGCGGCTCCCCAAAAGGAGGATGCGAGTTGTTCATAAAGTTCGCGTTGACTGCGAAGGAGGCATAGGATGAGCGAAACAGGCGATTACCCGCGCGATGACGAGTTGAAGCGTATCGCGGCATGGCCGCTCACTGACTGGCCGGGCATGATGGAGTTCGTCCATTCGCTCTGGTGGATGCCGGGGTGGGGCTGGCAGGAGTTCGCCGATCCCGCGAACGGAAATCGCTGGTGGATACTGGCCACCGGAGGCTGGTCGGGCAATGAATCGCTCATCGAGGCGATGCAGGCAAACGCGATACCGTGGATGGTGCATTGGGAATGGACGCGGCGCGGCGGGCAGTACGCATTCTGCGAGCGGAAGGAGAACGCATGACTGAGCGGGGCATCATCTTCGGGGCGGACGACGTGCGGGCGATAGAGGCCGGGACCAAGACCATGTTCAGGCGGGCGATGCGGCCGCAGCCAGAGATACGTGACATAGGCGGGCGCTTCGTCTACGGGATGCTGTCCAGCGGCTCAGAAGAATTCATGTGCAAACAGCCCTGGAACTTCTGCTATAGGTGCCCGCGTCCTGGCGACCGCATCTACGTGCGCGAGACGTGGGCTGGACGCATGGACATAGACGGGAACGCTGAGCCGGAACGGGCGCGACATTACGTGAGACACCGAGCCGGCAGCCAATTCGACCCGGCGGACGAAATGAACTGGCACGAATGGGGACGTGGCTGGCGTTCGCCCGCGACGATGCCTCGTTGGGCCGCGCGGATATGGCTCGTCGTGACGGCGGTCAGGGCCGAGCCGTTGCAGAACATCAGCATCGACGACCTGATTGCCGAGGGCTGGCCCGCGACTCATTCGGTTGACGAGGATGCCTCGCAGGCATACGAGTGGTTCGCGGACAAGTGGGACGCGACGGCGAAGCCCGGCCAGAAGTGGGACGACAATCCGTGGGTGTGGGTGACGACGTTCGGGAAGGTGCTGGCATGAGGACGACCCCCGCAGAATTGCGCCCAGTATCGTCCCCGCGCGGCAAAGTGTCTTGCGAGAATCTGCGACTCGCGGACGAGATCGAAAAACTCAAGGACGTGCAGGAACTGCTGGCCTCCCTCGGCATCAGGCTCCATCTCTGGCCGGCGCCGGTCGAGCAGCTCAAGGATCGGCTGCGCGGGGTCGACAAGCGGACCCTGCGCCACCTCGAGGCGGCGCAGCAGGCGCTGGCGGCGGCGATGGAAATGATACGGGCGCAGCCGGACGGTGCCTCCGCGGGCAGCGAAATGACGAGAGAGGAGGAGTAGGCATGAAAAAGTCGGAGCATCCTCGCATCGTGGTTCCCCGCGAGCACGTCGCGCGGGTCATCGAGGCTCTCCATCGCCGAATCAACGAACGTCTGGACGAGAAGGGTGACGGGAGTTTTATTACTCCGCAGGAGGCATTTGGCGTATTGGCCGGAGAAGTGTTTGAACTTCAAGGGGCTATTCATTCCGGAACGGACGACCACCAGAAGTGGGAGTGGATGGATATCGCCGTTACAGCGGTATTTGAAATGGCGTCGCTCGACGTGCGGGCGGTTTCACAGGAGGAGGGGAAATGACGGACACGGAATCACCGGCCATAAAGGCGCTGTTGAAGGAGGCCCGCGATGACCATTGACGACGCGAACCGGATTCTCGCCGAGGCGATGGGGGACGAGCCATCACGCATTTGCGAACGCAATGGCTGTACTCATCGCGACAATGACTGCTGGACTGTTGTTTATCCCGACTACCGCGTCCCCGCGAACTTCGTCCGGGCGCTGGAGTGGGCCGGCACACGCTACACAGTGACGTTTTGGAAGACGCCCGAAGGGATGTCGAAGCGTTCATTGTGGATTTGCTCGGTGGGCGGTAGGAAGTCATGCGAGGCAGAGACATTGGCCGAGGCCTTCATCCTCGCGCTGGCCGAGGCCGTGGAAAGGAGCAAGGGATGAAGTTCAGGAGGAAACCGATTGCGATTGAGGCTGTTCAGTTGACATGGCAAAACTGGAGCGACGTGTGCGAACTCGACGGGCAGAACAGGATACGCGGTTGCTACGTCGCGTCCGATGGAACTCCACGCGACACGCCGGATGAGCAAGATACCATCGGCGCAAAGATTCAAACGCTTGAAGGTGAGATGTTCGCCCGCGAAGGCGACTGGATTATCAAGGGCATCAAGGGAGAACTCTACCCGTGCAAGCCGGACATCTTCGCCGCAACATATGAGGCGATTGAAAGGAGCGCGTCATGACCAAGCGCAATGTCACGCCGGCGGAGATAGAGGCGCGCGTATCGTGGCTGGCGGGCGAGTTGTTGAAGAAGTGGCGGGACGAGGTGATATGCCTTCGCGCGCTGGTCGGCTCCGAGGAATCTCGTGCGGCGAAAGGCGGTGGCGCGTGAGCGAGATACGCATCAGTTTGCCCAGTATCCCTGCGCTCGTGGCGCAAGGGGCGGTATTTGACCAGGACAGGCGATACCGCTACGTCGTGGCGCGGCAAGTGGGACCCCGGCTCCGGCCTATCGTCTGGATAGGGCTCAATCCCTCGACGGCTGACGAGACGGCGGACGACCCGACTATCAGGCGCATCTGCGGATTCTCGCGGGCGTGGGATTTCGGCGCGGTGCTGATGCTGAACCTCTTCGCCTATCGTGCGACAAACCCGCGCGACATGATGGCGGCTGACGACCCGGTCGGCCAGTGCAACGATATGTGGCTGACCGAGGCGGTCAGACTGGGATGCCCCATCGTCGCCGCGTGGGGCGAGGGCGGACGGTTCAGGGACAGGCAGCGCGAGTTTGAGGAGAAGGGGTTTATGTGCCTCGGCATGAACAAAAGCGGAGCGCCAAAGCACCCGCTATATCTTCCTGCCGACGCGACACTGGAAGTATGGAGGAAGTGCCGATGACCGAGCGGGGCGTAATCTTCGGGGCAGACGACGTGCGGCGGATACAGGACGGGACGAAGAGCATGTTCAGGCGGGCGATCACGCCGCAGCCTGTTCCGCGTTACCGGAGTCGCCAAGCCTGCGCCATAGCAGAGAGTATCACGCAGGGCGTGATTGACGGGCAGAAAGCATACGACAATCTGCCGGACATGGTACTAACCGACCCGCGACATGGAGGGCTAATCAAGCAGTCCTTCGCCCCCGGCGACCGAATCTACGTGCGCGAGACGTGGTATGAGACCGCAGATGATTGGGTCGTCTATCGCGCCGACGGGGAAATGCGCGAGGTGCGACATGGGCAGTTTACTGGCAAACACGACGCGGCAATCATCACGAGTCCTTGCCAGTGGCCGTGGCGTTCCCCCGCGACGATGCCTAAGTGGGCCGCGCGGATATGGCTCGTCGTGACGGCGGTCAGGGCGGAGCCGTTGCAGAACATCAGCATCGACGACCTGATTGCCGAGGGCTTTCCCGCGACGCATTCGGTTGACGCGGATGCGTCGCAGGCATACGAGTGGTTCGCGGACACGTGGGACGCGAACGCGAAGTCCGGCAGCACGTGGGACGACAATCCGTGGGTGTGGGTGACGACGGCAGAGAAGGAGGCGTAGGAGCGATGTACATACCAGACTCAGCGTTCGCCGAAGGCAAGCAACCGTGCCAGAACTTTACGCCCGGCAAAGTGGATATCGCCAATTCTGGGCAGTCCAATCGGCACGAGTGTTACGCGCCTTTTGACGGGCCGCGCGAATGCGGCGGGCAGGTATCGTGGTGCGAAAACTGTATGCACGACCACCACTCGCACGGCTACGAAACGTGCTGCAAGGGCGAAGCAGAGAAGGAGCAGGCATGATGTGGCGCATCACGAAACTGATGGCTGACCTACAGGACATACACCAGAAGTTTGGGGATACGTGCGTTAGCGCGAAGCGTCTCTGTTGGGGTGCCACTGCGCTTTGGGCTGATGAACGGGATAGACGGGAGGCGGAGGCGCCGCTGCTTAGTGAATACCAACGAGAAGGAGGCGCGACGCCATAGGGGAAATCTGTGCAATCTGTGTAATCTGTGGAAAGAAGAATTGATGGAGGGTAGAACCATGACGCGCATATCACGGGCAATCCTGATTACGTTGGCGGCGGTGATCGTCGCACTGGCGCTGGCTATCGCGCTCTCGCGCGAGGCGGAGTCCGAGACGGTGAGGCATTCGATTCGTTGCTGGCGCTGCAACGCCCGGCCGGTCGAGCCCCGAATGCCCGCGAGCTGCCTCTTTGGCCTCGGGTCGTTCTCGGGGGCGACGACGCCGACCAACGCGGGCCGATGGTGCGCCGCGGCCGCGGTATCAGGCATCGCCGTTAACGGCGGCATCGACCAGATGGCATGGATACGCCGGGCGTTCGAGGCGGGCCTTAATCTGAAACCCGAACGGTTTACGGAGGAGTACGCGCGCGAGATCATCGAAGAGTACGGCGCCGACGACACGTTCACGTACCTCATCGTCGACTTTGAGGCGAGGCCGCAGTACATCACGCCGGGGCCGGAGCATGACGCGCTCGAGGCGGCGCTGATGCAGATTCAGAGTGCGTGCCCGTCGCTCGCTATCGCGTTCAGCCCCGTAGGGATGACGCGGAAACTGGCGGCCGACTACGATGGCGCGTTCCCCGCGGTGAGACACGAGCTCATCACCTTTTGGCGGCCCTGGGGCGGGGGCAACAGAATACCTATCGACTGGGCGTGGTACGGGGCGATGGTCGAACCGTTGGGGGCGTGGGTCTCGCCGCAATTATGCACGTCGGGGAATGTGCCTATTCGCGCGGAGGTGCTCGCGCAGGTGCTATCGTATAACACGGCGACGCGATTCTGCTGGTGGGGGGCGGAGCGAGTGGCCAATTCAACCGATACGTCAAACGCCGACAGGGTCGCGGCGCTCGTCGCCCAGGCGGGCGGCGGCATGGCGGTGGGCGCGGGGGCGGGCGATTGGAGGACGGGCCCGCCGCAGTACATCCTCTACGGCATTGACGCGAAGGACGCTGACCGCAGGGTCGAGCGGATGCTCTGCCATGCGGCGGTCGTCATGGGGAGGCGCCCCGTGCTCACGACAGAGGCGATGCCCGGAGAGTGGACGGGGCTCGAGGCGCTCATGTCCGCCGAATGGCCGCGGGATAGACTGCTGCAGACGTATCTGTATTGGTTCGACGCCGGGCACCCTCAGCATATCACGGCGGAGGAGTACATGAGGCGGCTGGGGGAGATCGTTAAATCAGCTCCATAGGAAGCGGTCAAGAATCGTTATCCACAGATTACACAGATTACACAGATTGAAGCGCCCGCCGAACGGCGGGCTAATCGTGGTCCCGATCCGGATCGGGATTCCGGCGTGAGTCCCGATCCGAATCGGGACGGGCGAGAGAAAAAGGGGTTGGGTGTGAAGGGCAAGAAGAGCGCGAAGAGAACAAAGCCCCCCAAGGGGAAACGGCCAGGCCGCGCCTCTAAGCGGAAGGCCGCGAAGCGCGATAAGCAGGGCGCACGCCGTGCGCCCCTACGGAACCGTGGAACTGCGGAACCCCTTGTCCTCTCCCTGATCATCAAGGGCTATCCCAAGGCGGAGATACTCGAGGCGCTGGCGGAGAAGGGGATAGCCGCTGAGGAGGCGGCGCGCCTCATGGGCGAGGCGTGCCTCAAGGTGAGGCTCGCCTCCGAGTGGGAGCGAGACGAGCAGACGGGGTTGATGCTCATCCGCCTCAATGAGATCTACGACGAGGCGAGGATGCGGGGGTTCTTGAAGGAGGCGCTGGCCGCGCAGAAAGAGCTTAACCGCGTCCTCGGTCTGGCCAAAACCGCAGGGGAGACCGACTCGGCGGGTAAGTCCGAGAACGCGGAGGCCGAGCTCGAGGCCGTGAGGGGATACCTCGAACCGCTCGGCTTGGCGGCAGAGGGGACAGCGGTGTCGGAGCTGGCGAGGCTGGCGGTCGCCCGCTTGGCAGTGCCGGGCACGCCAAGTAGACCGGAGCAGGGGAGTCCGGAGTCCGGAGCAAAGGCGTGAACCAGGGCGCACGCCGTGCGCCCCTACGGAATCTGTGAAATCTGTGTAATCTGTGGATAACTCTTGTCTCTGTGTTGAAGGCTTGAGGGTGACGTGGCCATAGCGGTTGCGCGGGGAAGGGCGGCGAGAGACGCGGGGTACGAGCTGCGCAAGGAGCGCGCGCGGGCGCGTGAGGCCTCGCAGTCGAGCCTCGGCCGCGACATCGGACGGATACCCCCGATAGCCAACCCCGACCGGCGCCGGCGTGCCGGCGAATCGCTCCGGTGCTTTATCGAGACGTATCTCACGCCACTCTTCACCGTGCCCAAGACCGGCGAGCACTGGCCCTGGTCCCGGGACCAGTTGACGACGATGCAGAGAATCGGGGCGGCGGTCCGCGAGGGCGGGCTATTTGCCGTCGCCATGCCGCGCTCGGGCGCGAAGAGCTCCTTGATCAAAGCGGGGGCGCTCTACGCCATCCTCTATGGCTACCGCAGGTGGGTATGCGTATTGGCCGCGACAATGCCCAAGGCGATGGCCATCATCGCCGATATCCAGATGATACTCGAGACGAACCCGCTGCTCGCACAAGATTTCCCCGAGTCGGTCTACCCGATACAACGCCTCGAACGAATAACGAACCGCCAGCGCGGACAGACCTGCCTCGGACGGCCGACCCGGATAGTCTGGAACGCGGACCGGATCGCCCTCCCGGACATCCCGGGGTCGCCGGCGGCCGGGGCACTCGTGACCTGTACGGGGTTGGACGGCGCGGGCATACGCGGGCAGGTGCGGGCGATGCCCGACGGCACGCAGCTCCGCCCGGACCTCGCGTTAATCGACGACCCGCAGACGGACGAATCGGCAAAGAGCGAATACCAGACGGCAGAGCGCGTGTCACTCCTGGCGGCGGGAGGGGCGGTGATGGAGATGGGGCCGCCGGGACAGCCGATAGCGGGGCTCATGGCCGTGACCGTCATCCGCGAGAACGACATGGCTGATCAGATACTCCGCGACCCCGCGTGGAATGCCGTGCGGCAGCCGATGCTCGTCTCCTATCCAATACACCGCGCGGCGACCCCGGCCGACGTCGCCCACGGCGATTGGTGGGACAAATACGCGGAACTCATGCGGGACCGCCGCGACGACGAGGCGCGGGCACTCTACGGGGCCCATAGGTGTAAGCCCGAATGTCTCGCAATCCTCGACGAGAGGCGCCCGTGCGGGACGTGCCCTCTGCGCCCCGGGTGCATGGACGCCGAGGCGATAGTATCTTGGCTACACCGCAAATACGCCGACGACCTGTCGGCTATCGAACACGCGATGAGGCGGTGGATAAAGAACCCGACCTCGTTCGCGGCGGAGATGCAGCAGGCGCCTCTGCCGTCGATGAAATGGGGGGCGAAGGTGACGCCGGCGCAGGTGGCCGAGCGGTGGAGCGGGCTCGGGCGCGGCCGGGTGCCCGCCGAATGCGACATGGTGACCGGGGCAATCGACGTCCATGACGAGATACTCTACTGGGTCGTCGCCGCGTGGAAGAAAGAGGATTTCACCGGCCAGGTCATCGACTACGGGACGTACCCTGAGCAGCCGAGCGCGTGGTTTGAGCAGGCGAGCCCGCCGCGTCCGATGTCTCGCCAGTTCCCGGGGGCGGGTAAGGAGGGCGTGATCCTCCAGGGGCTTGAACGGCTCGTGACGCTGCTCCTGAAACACGAGTGGCCGAGGACGCTCTCGGGCTCGACGGCGACCTTTCAGGTCGAGAAGCTCTTTGTCGACTCCGGGTATAAGCCGAAGATCGTCGAGCAGGTGCGCCGTCGGCTGGCGACGCCCGTCATCCAGGCCTCGCGCGGGATCGGGATAATGCCGATGGCAAAGCCGGTCTCGGAATACCAGAAGCGTCCGGGCTGGGTAATAGGCGACAACTGGTTTATTCCCTCGGTCAGGGGGACGCGCGAATACCCCCACCTCCGGATAGACACGAACTGGTGGAAGACGGTCGTCCACAATGCCTTGGCGACCTCGGTTGGCGACCCCGGCGCGCTCACTATCTGGGGATCGCCGGCGACCCGGGACGATCACGCGCATTGGGCGGAGCACGTCGCGGGCTCGGAGTATTTTGTCGAGACCGCGGGGCGCGGCCGGGTCGTCAACGTATGGAAGGAGATGCCGAAGAGGCAGGACAACCACTGGTTCGACTGCCTCGTATCGACGGCCGCGGCCGCGTCGGTGATGGGCGCAAGACACCCGGCGGAGGCCGAGGGCGAGACCGAGCCGGCGAGGAAGAAATACACGCAGGCGGATATACGGAGAAGACAAACAAGTTGACGCGCCGCGCGGTAGGCCATTCGCCCGACTGCGCCCGGCGAATAGCACGGCCTATCCGCGCTTGCGCGGGGCTGGCAGTGGCCAGCCTGCGTGAACAGGAGATAACATGAAGCAGGGGAAAGCCAAGCCGCGAAAGGCGCGGACGCCGCCGGCGCCGGAGATGACTCTCCACGGCCGGGAGAACGGGACGGCCGTTATCGTTGACGCCTTTGAGGCGGGGGATAAGATGATGACACCCGCCGAGGCGGTCCTCCGCCCGGAGAAGACGGCAACCCTCGCGGTCGAGCCTTCGGCGGCGGCGACCGTTGTGGCCGACAGGCGCCCTGCCCTCGAATGCGGCAAGTGCGGCTGCCGGCACCTCGACTTTATCGAGGCGCGGAAGACCGGCTCTACGCTGACCCGGTCCCTCGAGTGCCACAACTGCGGGGCGCGGGTGACGGAGCGCCTCGACCTCGGGAAGTCGACTGAGACGGCGCGGGGCATAGTCTGCGGGTATTGCGGTGGGAGTTCATGGCATGTGCGGGATACCGACCCCATGGAAGGGGCAATCAGGAGGTACAGGACGTGCGTCACGTGCGGGCGGGTAAAACCGACGATAGAACGATAGGCCGACTGCGTCGGCCCCGGACAAGTGTGGATTGGCCAAGCGTTGCGGCGGGCGAAGTCGGCCGCAGGGCCAAACACACGGTCCGACCTTCTGGGGAGGGCGCGGGCAGAGAGCAGAACAGGAAACCATTGCCTCTCGCCCGTCCGGGAGGCCGACCGAAGCGGCCCGCGAAACGCACCGGACTTACGCCGTGCTTCGACTACGCTCAGCACCGTGAGCCCGTCGAACGGCCGCGAGCGCCACGTTAGAACCGAAGAACTGAGGAACTGAGGAACTGAGGGCGACCGCCAGTCGCCCCTACGGGAGGGTGTCGAAATGGCAGATGAGAAGAAAGGCGCATGGTACTGGGAAGAGGAGTGGACCTGTCCGGGGGATAAGCGCGTGGAGCGCGGCGAGTCCGTCAGGGCGCGGGCGCTCATCGGGCCGGATGGGAAAAGAGTCATGTGGGCCTGTAGCCACTGCGGTATAATCCGGCTGCCGCGCACGGTGGCCGAACAGATTGTCCGGGCGCTGAATATGGCCGCCGCTGAACCGGCGCCGGTAGATGGACAGAAAGAGAAAGACAATATCTCTCGCCCGGCCGAGACGGCCCGCCTTGGCGGGTAAACCTCACGCTTGCCCGCCATCGGTCTGGCGGGCCGCCACGAGCGCAACGGGAAGCCCTAACTGTGGAACTGAGGAACTACAGGGCGCACGCCGTGCGCCCCTACGAACTTCGGAACTGAAGGGCGCACGCTCCCGATCCGGATCGGGACCCCTACGAACTGAGGAACGCCGGCGGCAGCCGGCGTTCCTATTAGTAGGAACATTTCATCATAGAACACTCCCCGTGGTATTTCATCCTTGCGCTTCTCTCTTTCACCTCATATTGTGAGACTTTGAACTCGGGCTGATCACCCGAAGCCGCCAACTGGCGGCGACAGCGCAGAGCCGACTACTGTCGGCGGGCGCGGTACGAGAAAGCCGGTAAGTACCGGCGCAGTAGGTAGCGAAAAGACCAAAAGGCCGTTTGGGGCCAAACACCCAAACGGCCTTTTTCTTTTCGCGGTGGAGGCAGACGATGACCGACGACCTTGGCGACGCAATCGAGACGGCCGCTGCGAGTCCGCGCTCCGTCACCTCAGACGGCGTCACGGTCGAGCAGCAGTCCCTTCGGGATCTCATCGACGCGGATAAGCACCTCGCGTCGAAGACCGCGCGGACGAATCCCGTCGCGGCGTTAATCAGGCTCAAAATCGTATCGCCGGGGAGTGAGTAGGCTGGCTACTGCCAGAGAGGTACTTAATGGCGAAAAAGCGGATAACTACGACAAAGGCAAAGGCTGCACCTGTCCGCCAGGTCGTGCCCATATCGCTTCGCGCGCGCTATGACGCGGCGCAGACGACGGCCGACAACCGCAAGCACTGGGCGAACGCCGATCAACTGTCCGCTGATTCCTCCGCATCGCCCGCAGTCCGCAAGATATTGAGAAACCGCGCGCGCTACGAGGTGGCCAACAACTCGTATGCCCGCGGCGTCGTCGAGACGCTCGCCAATGACACGATCGGCACCGGGCCCCGCATACAGATGCTCACCGCCAACACGGAGTTCAACCGCCGGGTCGAAAAAGAATATGCTATCTGGTGCGATGCGATACAGTGGGCGGAGAAGCTGAGGACCAGCCGCAAGGCCCGCGCCCAGGACGGCGAGGACTTCACGCTACTCGTCACCAATCCCGAACTGCCCACGCCTGTGAAACTCGATACCAATCTCGTCGAGGCGGACCGTATCACGAGCCCCGAGCTCGCCACCGTGCCCTCGAAGGCCGCGGTCGACGGTATCGAGTTCGACGCCTACGGCAACCCCACGGTCTACCACATGCTCCGAACGCATCCGGGCGGCGACTACGTTGAGCCCGGCCAGCAATACGACAAAGTACCCGCCTCCAGAATGATTCATTGGTTCCGCCGCGACCGCGCCGAGCAGCGCAGGGGACTCCCCGACATCATGCCGGCAATGCCCTTGTTTGCGATGCTCAGGCGGTACGGCCTGGCCGTGCTGGGCGCGGCCGAGAACGGGGCCAATATCGCCGGCATCATGTCGACGACCATGCCGGGCGCTGGAAGCGCCGCCGAGGTTGAGGCATTCAGCGAGATCGAGTTTGCCCGGAACATGATGCTCGTCGCCCCCGAGGGCTGGGTGCCCTCGCAGATGAAGGCCGAGCAGCCGTCCACAACCTACGGCATGGGCAAAACTGAATTTCTCAAGGAAATCGGCCGCTGCATCAACATGCCCTACTGCATCGTCGCCGGCGATTCCTCGGACTACAACTACGCTTCGGGCCGCCTCGACTTTCAAAGCTACTTCCGCTCGATCTCCGTTGACCAGTCCTCGCTCGAGCGCGTCAACCTGAATCCCACGTTCGCCGAATGGGCGCGCGAAGCCGCGCTCGTGTATGCCTGGTGGGACGCCGCGGCGGGTCTCGCGCATCAGTGGTTCTGGGACGGCCGCGAGCACGTGGACCCCGTCAAAGAGGCGTCCGCGCAGGACACGAAGCTCACGAACGGGATGACCAGTAGGTCGCGCGAGTACGGCAGGCTCGGACTCGACTGGGAGGACGAGACGCGCCAGTTGTTCGAGGAGGCGCGCCGCATAAAGGAATTCACCAAGGAGTACGGCGTCGACCCCTTTGCCGCTCCCCAGCGTCCCGCGCCGGCCCCGGCGGATCCCGCAGCCGAGGACGACGACGAGGAAGAGCCCATGTCCCGACGCAAGTCCGGCAATAACGGCAACGGCAAGGCCACCAAAAAGGAGGGCGTCAATCGTGTTGCCCAGGAATAGAACACTGAACGCCGCCGCGATGCCGCCAAGCGAATTCATCCTCTCCGCGTCAGCGGCCGTATCCGTCATCGAGGCCGCGGCGGGCGAACCGGCGAAGCGGCCGACCTTCACGATAGACGCCTACAACGGCGGGCTCCTCAGAGTCGGCGGGTTCATGCGGCCGATGGTCGTCGATCTCGCGGGACTCAGGGCGGGCAAGGTCACGATCCTGAAGGACCACGACCCGGCAAAGATCGTCGGCCAGGGCGAGGCGACGATTACCGGATCGAATATCACAGTGACCGGCACGGTCACCGGCGACCTCGAGGACAAAAACGACCCGGCCTGCCAGGTAGTGATGCACGCCAGAAACGGTTTCGTCTGGCCCGCCTCCGTCGGAGTTACGGTCGAACGCATCGAGTGGGTCGAGGCCGCGGGGAAGGTACGAGTTAACGGGCACGCCTTTCAGGGGCCCATCGGGATAGTCCGGGCCGGACGGCTCGGCGAAGTTTCATTTGTCGGCGTCGGCGCGGATGAGACCGCATCGGCAAAGATCGCGGCCCGGGCCGCCACCTCAAGCAAAGGAGATATGGACATGAATTTCGAAGCATGGGTAAAAGGACTCGGGTTCGACCCCGCGACCTTGAGCCCGGAGCAAAAGTCGATGCTCCAGGCCAAGTACGACGCGGAGCAGAAGGCCGCCGACAGCGAGAAGAGGACGAAGGAGACTCCTGAGCCTCCGACAGCCGGTTCGGTCGACGAGATCATCGCACAGGCGGAGGCCGAGCAGCTTCGGACCGTCGGCATCCGCGAGCTCGTCGCGAAGTACGCCACGGTCCCGGGCGCCAACCTGCCGGAGATCAAGGCGGTCGGTGAGAAGGCCATCGCCGGCAACTGGGCCATCCGCGACACCGAGCTCGCGCTCCTTCGCGTGCGGGCGCGCGCGCCGGAGGTCATGAACCGCAGGAGCCAGCCGACCGACCAGGTGCTGGCGGCGGCGATGCTCATGGCCTGCAACGTCAAGGACGAGGTCATCGCCAAGGACCTCGATTTCGGGCCGGACGTCGCCCAGGCGGCCTACAAACGCCGGAACATGGGGCTCCACGCGATGTTCGCCGCGGCCCTCTTGGCCGAGGGCGTCCACGCCCCGCACGGCGGCGAGGACCTCTGGCGAGCCGTCGTCGGCCAGCAACTCAAGGCCGGATGGTCGACCGTCGACCTGCCGGGCATCCTCGGCACGGTAGGCAACAAACTGCTCCTCAATTCCTTCACCGCGGTCGAGGCCACTTACGACAAGATCGCGCAGCAGGCGGACTTCAACAACTTCCTCACCTACACGAACTATCAGCTCGACCAGACGGGCGGGTTCGAAGAGGTGGGGGCGACGGGCGAGATCAAGTCCGGCAAGCTCGTCGAATCGACGGCGACGAACAAGTTGGCCACCCGCGGCGTCATGCTCACGCTGACCCGCCAGGCCATCATCAACGACGACATGAACGCGCTCCAGCAGCTCTACGCCATGCAGGGGCGCAAGGCCAGAGTCGCCGTCGAGAAGGCCCTCTACGGGAAGGTGATGGAGGCGTCCGACGTCTTCTACACCTCGGGCCGCGGGAACAAGCTCACGTCGAGCGCGCTCTCGGTCACCACGCTCGGCACCGCCGAGGCCTGTCTCCTCCAGATGGTCGACGGCGACGGGGATCCGGTGTACGCGATGCCGAAGTACCTCCTCGTCCCGCCGGGGCTCCTGCCGACGGCGCGCGCGCTCTACGTGTCCGAGTTCATCCAGCTCGTGACGTCAGCGAGCACGGGACAGGGCACGGCCAACCCCTACAAGGGGCGTTTCGAGGTCGTGAGTTCGCCGTACATGGCGCTCTCGGCCATGACCGGCTACTCGGCGACCGGCTGGTACATGCTCGCCGACCCCAACGTCCTGCCCGCCGTCCAGGTCGCATTCCTGCAGGGCCGCAGGCAGCCGACGGTCGAGACGGCCGACGCCGTGTTCTCGATGCTCGGCTGGCAGATCCGCTGCTATTTCGACTTCGGGGTCGCCCAGGTCGATTACCGCGGCGCGGTAAGCTGTGATGCTTAGCGGCTACGCCGCTTAGGACAAGCGCGGATTGGCTACGCCTGCCATCCGTCGTGAGGCGGATGGCAGGCCAAACGCGCGGTCCGAGAAGGAAGAAAAGGAAAACAGAAGAGGTTAACCGCCCAGGCCAGAGGCTGGCCTTAGAGACGCAGAGTGCGCAGAGAAGGCAACAAAAGAGAACGAGACGCTCGAAGCCAAACGACGACTCCGCGTCTCTGCGGTCGAGAAGCGTTTACTGAAGCAGTAATCTTTACGGAGGAACCACTATGGCAATGGCGTTTGTGAAAGGCGACGGTTGGTGCATCGACTACACGCCCTCGGCGGCCGTAGCGGCCGGCGACGTCGTCCTGCAGGGTTTCATGATCGGCGTCGCGCCGGAGCCTATCGCGGCCGGAGTCAAGGGCTCGCTCCAGGTGACGGGGGTCGCCGAGTTCGTCAAGGGCACAGGCGACAACGGCCTGACGGTAGGGGCCATCGCCTATTGGGACGATGCCGCGAAGGTGGCGACATCCACGGCCGCCTCGAACAAGTACTTGGGCAAGGTCGTCATCGGGACGACGACTGAGGTGCTCGTCAAGGTGCTGATGGGGAGCATGGCCGTCGTCAACGCGGTGGTCACCGCGGGCGTGGTCCCGTCGGCGACGGTCGCCGCCTCTGGCACGGCGTCGGGCGCCAGCCCGGTAGCCCTCGGGTTCACGCTGGCGACGGCGGCCAATGACGTCAAGGCGGTAACGCTGCCGCCCGCGGCCCCGGGCCGCACCTGCATCATCAAGAACAACGCGGCGGCGGACCTCAAGGTATTCCCGGCCACCGGCGACAGCATGAACGGCGGGGTCGTCACCACGAGCTATCTCCTGATGGCGGACTACACGGCGGCGATGTTCGTCGCCTTCGATTTCACGGAGTGGTATTCGGTGAGCCTAATCGCGAGCTAACTGTGTTAGCTCGCGATATCGGCCGAGTGCGGATTACCCGCCTCGGGTAAACGCACCAGGCCGACCTTGAAAGAAGTTGGACCTGGCGGCGATAGCCGCCTTTGAAAAACAAACAAGTGGACGGACCGCGCGTTAGGCCATCAGCCTGACCTACGCCAGGCTGATATCGAGGCCTATCCGCGCTTGTCCGGTGCCGGCGGTAGCCGGCAGATGGAGGAACCAAACATGACGCAAGCAATACTTCGAGGCGACGGGAAGGTCCTCGACTACGCGCCGCTGGGCGCTGTGGCCGCCGGCGACGTCGTCGTGCAGGGAGCGGTCATCGGCATCGCGCCGGCGCCTATCGCGGCCGGCGAGAAGGGCGCGCTTATCGTGGAGGGCGTCGCGGACTTCACCAAGCTCACCGGCGACACGATGGCCGTTGGCGTTCGCGCCTATTGGAACGAGAGCCTGAGCATCGCCACCACGACGGCCGCGGGCAACGTCTTTCTCGGCAAGGTGGTCACCGGGACGACATCCGAGACCACGGTGCGGATAGACATGGCCGGCGTAGCCAACGCCGCCGGCGCCATCGGGTGGACCAAGATCGACTCGGCGACGGTCGTCGCCTCGGGCACCGGATCGGGCGACAGTCCGATAGCGGTGGGATTCACCAAGGTCACCGCCGCGGACAACACGAAGGCGGTCACTCTGCCGGCGGCCGCGGCTGGTCTCGTCTGCATCGTGAAAAACTCGGCCGCGGCGATCCTCAATGTCTTCCCCGCATCGGCGGACAAGATCAACGGCCAGACCCACACGACGGGGTTTCTGGCCCTGGCCGCGCAGACGTCGGTCATGTTCGTCGCCTACGACGGCACCGACTGGTATTCGGTGGGCTTAGTTGCGAGCTAACTGCGTTAGCTCGCAACCCGGCCGCGTGCGGATTACCCGTCTCGGGTAAACGCACCAGGCCGACAAAAGATGAAACGGCGCCGACAGAGGTCGGCTTTGAAAAACGAACAGGTTGACGCGCTGATGCGTTTGGCCATGTCGCCCCAAAGGCGGCATAAGCTTGGCCAATCCGCATTCGCGCGGGGCCGGCGGTAGCCGGCAGACGGAGGATTTGATATGACACAGGCGCTTTTGGTAAAAGACGGAGTGATGATCGACTACACGCCGGTAGCGGCCGTGGCCGCAGGCGACGTCATCCTGCAGGGCACTTTAATCGGCGTCGCGCCGGAGCCTATCGCGGCCGGAGTCAAGGGCGCGCTCCAGGTGACGGGCGTAGCCGACTTCACCAAGGTGGCCGGGGATATCTGGCTCACCGCGGGCGCAATCGCCTACTGGGATGACGCCGCGAAGGTGGCGACGTCGACCATAGGCTCCAACGAATACCTCGGCAAGGTCGTGTCGACGGCCACGACCGGGACCACGGTCAGGGTCACGCTGGCCGGGGCCGCGAATGCCTCGGGCGCCATCGGATGGGGCTCGATGCCATCGGCGCTCGTCGCCGCGTCGGGTGCGGCTTCGGGCGCCAGCCCGGTAGCCATCGGGTTCAGCAAGGTCACCGGCGCCGATGCTACGAAGGCCGTGACCCTGCCGACGGCGGTTGCGGGCGCGGTCTGCGTCATCAAGAACTCAGTCGCTGCCGTGCTCAACGTCTTCCCGGCGACGGGAGACAAGATCAACGGCGGGACCGCCACGACCGGGCAGTTGGCAATGGCGGCCTCGACGATAGCGATGTTCGTCGCCTACGACGCGACGGACTGGTATAGCGTACCCTTACTGCCCAGTTAGTTCGGGCAGGAAGGGCCCGGGCAAGCGTGGATTGGTCTCGCTACTCATCCGGCGACTGTCGGATGAGTGACCAAACACGCGGCCCGACCTCCGCCGGCTACTGCCGGCGCCGGCCGAATGCGGATTGGCTAAGGTGGTGCCCCGGCGCGAGTCGGGGCAATGGCCAAACGCATCAGGCCGACCAAAGAGGGCGCACGCCGTGCGCCCCTACGCGGGGCTGGCAGTAGCCAGCCGGAGAGGTATGGCCTGTGACGGATCAACTTGCAACCGGTGTCGCCTGGCTCGACGCCCAGCGCAAGGCCCACATGGCCTCGGCCGTGACCTACACGCGCGGGGGCACGTCGCTGTCGATCACGGCGACGGCGGCTCGGACGGAATACGAGTCGGGCGACGAACAGGGAGTGAGGGTCGCAGCCGAAATGCAGGACTGGATAGTCACCGCGGCGGACCTCGCGGGGCTGGGCGTGCCGGTAGCGGGCGACCAGATAATCTCCGGGGCGAGGACATTCGAGGTGATGAACCTCGGGACGGAGAACTGCTGGCGCTGGACGGATGGGTTCTCTATGAGTCTCAGGATTCATACGAAAGAAACGGGAGCATAGAAGACGAGTCAAAGGCGATCTCTCGCCCGTTCGCGCGGCGCTCACTCACGACGCCACGACGCAACGAACAGAAGAAAGGATCACAACGATGGCGATCACGGCACTAAGCGCAATTGCAAAACTGCTCATCACTCAGGACATCGCGTCGGAGGCGGATCTGTTCGTTGACAAGTCCGTCCAGTTCGGCGCGAACAAGACCGTATCGGTCACGACCGGGGTTACATCCGCCGCCGTCGTGACGCAGGCCCTCGCGGCGGGTGCCGCGACGATGGACCTGACGGCGTTGACGGGCGTCAACGGACTGGCGGTCAACGGCACGGGGCTCCGCGTGAAGTGGGCGTACTTCGAGAACCCGTCGACGAACGCCAATCAGATCGCGATAGCCGAGGGCGCGGCGAACGGCTATGACGGGTTCGGCGCGGCCTTCAGCCTGATACTGACGCCGGGCGCCTACGCGCTCATCTTCACCAACGACGCCGGCAGCGACATCTCGGGGACGAAGAAAAATCTCGACCTCGTCGGCACCCTTGTGCAGGAGCTGACAGTAGTGTTGGGACTTGGGTAGGCTGGCGGCTGCCAGCCCCGGGCGACCTGCTCCCGATCCGGATCGGGACCCCTACGGACTGGGGAACTGAAGGGCGCACGCCGTGCGCCCCTACGAAACTGAGGAAGAGGCCCGACCCTGCAGGGCGGACGCCGTCCGCCCCTACGAACTGAGAAACTGAGGAACAGGGCTGCCGAACGTAGCGGTCCGTCCTCCAGTGTGAAGGTGTGAAGAACAGGGCGGCCGCTCCCGATCCGGATCGGGACCCCTACGAACTGAGGAACCGCGCAATGGCAAAAGCGAACCTGATCGCCCTCTGTGACGCCGTGGTGACCGCGGTCAACGCGGCCTACAACGCCGGCGGATCCGAATGGGCCACGGCGTTTACGGCCCGCCGCGCCTTCGCGGAGCTCGCGGATCTGTCCGGCCTCAAGGACGGGGATCAGCCGCTCGTTCTATTCTTTCCCCATACCGATGAGGAGGAACGGATCGGGCCGACGCAGTTCGAGGGCGAATACGAGGTCATGGCCGTGATATATGCGCGCGTGGGCGCGGCCGGATCATCGGCGGCTGAGTTGAAGTGCGAGGCGCTGATGCTCCTGCGGGACCTCATCAGGGACAGCCTGAAGGGACTGGTGCTCTCCTGCGAGGGGCTCTCAGCCTTCCAGGCGCGGCTGAACCGGGCGGAGGCGACGCCGGCCTACGGGATGGACAGTTTGATACAGAAGCACTGTTTCTGCGCGGCGCAGGTCTTGACGTTTGCGGTGAATGTATGACGACCCAAAAGGGTTATCCACAGATTACACAGATTACACAGATGCAGACACGGCCCATCTGAGGCTTGAGGCCTGAAGCTTGAGGAACGACACGGCGACCAGGTTTGGCATCGGACGTGAGCTCGGAAATCGACTGAGAATCTGTGTAATCTGTGGATAAAAGAAGGTTCAGGGTGAGGCGGTGAGCATACAGGCGGCGGCGTTGGGGACGAGGATGACCGTGACGGTGACGGGCGGCACGGCCATTGCCGACAGGTTCCTTGACCTGCCCAAGGCGATGGAAAGGAAGATAGCGCGCGCGGCCTTGCGCGAGGGCGGCGGGCCGATGCTGGCCGCCATCCAGGCGCGGATCCCGCGAAAGACCGGGCTGCTTGCCCGGTCGACAAGGCTCAGATATGGGAAGCACGACAGGCCGGGCAGGTTCGCCATCCTGATATCGGCGTGGGCGACGGCCGGGGCGTTTGCCAAAGCGCGCGCCAAGTCGGGTAGGGCGGCTGAAGCATCGGCGGTTCTCGCCCGGCACGCGAAGTCGGACGCATATTCGGTCTTCTATGGCCTCTTCGTCGAACGCGGCCACGGCGGACCCTATCCGGCGAAGGCGCACCCATTTGCGGGACCGGGTTTTGACGCGACGGTCGATAGCGCGGCGGATGCGATTGAAGAGAAGCTCTTTGAGGGAATTGACGAGGCGTTGTAGCCGCCCTGCGGCGAAACGCCCCGGGAGAGCGCGGATTGGCCGCGACGGATGCCCGGCGAAGTCGGGCATCGGGCCAAACGCGCGGCCCGACAACTGAAAACAGAAGAGGGGAAACTGATGGCGGAGAGAAACGGCAGAGTGCGCGTGGCCAGCATCATTGGCGCAGTCGTCACGGCACTGGCACTCATGGGCATCTCCGGGGGCTCGTGGGTCTCCATGAACCGGGACATGGCCACCATGACCGAGCGGCAGATCGCTACGACGGACCGACTGAGCGCCGCGGAAGCCACGATCAAACTCCAGGCGGAGACTATCGCGGCGCAGAGCGGGGACCTCAGAGAAATCAAGGTGTTGCTTGGGGCACTGTCAATGCAGCTCGAAAAGCATGATGCACGGGACGGGCGATACGCGCGCACCCCGGCCGCCACGAAACCGAACTGAGAGAAAGGCTTTATCTCTCGCCCGTCCGGGAGGCCGCCGGAAGTGGCCCGCGAAGCGCAGCCGGACTCACGGCGCCACGGACGCCACGTGCGAAGTGCGGAACTGCGGAACTACAGGGCGGATGCAATCCGCCCCTACGAACTGAGGAACTGAGGAACGACAGGGCGCACGTGGGCCAGCGGCGGTGGCCGCTTTGCGTGCGCCCCTACGAATCAAGAAGGAGATAGCAATGCCAAATACGTATCCAGGAGCATTCGGGTTTCCGGTGACGCTGAACGTTACGCCGGATGGTGAAGCGGCGGTCGAGGTACTGGGGATCCTGACGACCGGGTTGCCCCGCCGGGAGATCAGCCAGGAGAAATTCATCCCGGCTTCGGGCACCCTGGCGGGCAAGGAACAGGTCCGGTGCGCGAACGAGGTGTCGGCCGACATCACGGTCAACGTGCTCTACACGAAGACCAACTACGGCGAGATAGACGCGATGAAGGGTAAGACGCTCGCGCTGTCAATGGCCGTCGCCGCCGACGCCGCAGGCACCGAGACCACGACCGGCGCGGGCCGCCTCAAGAGCTGCTCTTCCGCCGAGGTCGATCCGGGCAAGCAGCGCCGCGCCGAATACGTCTTTACGTGGGATGCCGGTTGGACGATTGCCTAAGCAATCGTCCAACCCCCGGCCGAATGCGGCTTGGCTACGGTACTCGCCTGGCGAAGTCGGGCGAGTGGCCAAACGCATCAGGCCGACCTGCTTGTGTGAAGGTTTACCGGGGCGGGCATCGGGTCCAACGCGCAGGTCGGGCACATGGGCAAACGCACGGTCCGACCGCGGGAACCAGTGTTACCGCCCAGTCCCGATCCGGATCGGGACTTCGAGGCGCGGAGTCGTGATCGGCTGCGAGGGCGAAGTCGGAAATCGCAGCGGAATTTGTGCAATCTGTGGATAGAGAGATTCAGGTGTCTTTTTTGGCGGTATGCCCGCCGGAGGTGTCGCAGTGGAGTTGACCAGAGAAGACGGCCTCAAGGCCCCGAAGTTGCAGATCAGCGAACCCATTACACTGCCGTCGAGCGGGGCGACGGTGAGGGTCAGAGAACTCACCGCCGGCGAACGCGCGGCGATGGACGACGTCAGGTGGAAGGTCGAGGGCGATAAGCTCGCCCTCAACCGCGAGGTGAACGCCGCCGCATGGATCGCCTGGTGCGCGTGCGACATCTCGGGCATCCGCATATTCAAGGATGAAGATGTTGACGCCCTCAAGTTCTGGCCGGCACGCGATGCGATGGCCGTGTCGGAGAAGGCCGCTGAACTGAACAGGCTCGGCACTGACGACGTCGAGGCCGAAGCAAAAAACTCATAGGGCGCCCTCTCCCGCTCTTCCTCTATCGGCTGGCGCTGGCACTGGGAGAGTCGGACGTCGGGGCGCTCGCCTCAAGGCTCTCGACCTCGGAGTTACGACGGTGGATGGCCTATGACCGGGTCGAGCCGATGGGCTTCCGGGGGCTCGAGGAGATGATGATCCGGGCGGTCGGTGCGATACGAGGCGGCCTGGGAGTGGAGACAAACGAGGACCTGCTCCGGCAGCGGCCGAGGAGCGCGGATATCGAGTGGCCCACGGAAGAGGAAATCCGAAAGGCAACTCAAAAGACAAAGTGATTTACCGCTCACGCACCAGGGGTTCGTTAGAGGCGCAGAGCCCGCGGAGTCACTGTCCGGCCTTGTCTGTCAGGTCGGAAATCGCGAGTGAATCTGTGTAATCTGTGGACAACAAGGGGTTGAAAATAAACACGTTGACGGGCCACCAGTAGGTGGCAAGGGTGAAGAGAGACCGGACAGGATGTTCACCGCCCACTCGCCAAGGGCTCGTTAGAGACGCAGAGTACGCGGAGTCACGGTCCGGCTGCGTGGGCGTGGTCGGAAATCGACCGGGAATCTGCGTAATCTGTGGATAAAAGGTTTGGGGTTCTCAGATGGCAGGTAATGTCCAGAGACGCCTGAACGTCGTCCTCGGGGTTGACGCTGGCCCCATGGGGCCGGGCTTGCAGCAGGGGGCCGCCCGGCTCAGTGAATTCACGGCTGAGATACACAAGGTCGACTCCGAACTTGAACGCGCGTCCGCGCGCTATGCCAAGTCCGTCTCCGAGGCAGCCAAGCTCAAACAGCAGCTCCAATCCGTAGGTCGTAATCCCTTGCCTGCCGACGTCGAGGCGCTACGCGGCCGATATGCTGAGGCGAAGGGTGCGCGATCGGCGGCCGAAGGGGGACTCGACGAGGCGGTCGCCCGCAAGCGCGAGGCCACGGAAAAGGAGCTCCTCCGCGAACGGATACTGGGGATGCAGCGTGAGGCCGACCTCCAGTATAAGGCAAAGGAGGATGAGGCCCTCTACGTGAAGACGTCGATGGCCGAGATATCCCGGGTCGAGCAGGAATCCCTCCAGGCGGCACGGCTGGCCACCGACAAAAAGACCTCACTCGCCCTCGGCGAGTATAACACGCGCGTAGCCCTCGAGCAGAGATACTACGAGCTCACCGCGTCACAGAGAGATATTGAGCTCGTCAGGCTCCGGGACTATTACGGCAAGCTCCGGGGGCAGTATTCGGGCAACGCCTCGATGGTCGCCCAGATAGATAAGACGTATGCCGAGGAGCTGGCGCAACGCGGGGTGGGCGGCGGTTTCTGGGGGCCACTCGCCGGCAGGGGCAGGACGTTCAAGGCGGCGGGCAGGCTGGCGGCCGTCCAGGCCATGTCTACTGTAGGCCCCCCCGAGCTCGCCCAGGCGTCCGGATTTGGGATGATGAGTTACATGTCGATGGCGGGCCAGTCGGGGGCCTTGGGGATGGGCCTCGGCATCGGCGCCATGGCCCTCGGAGCATACGCGATCAAGGGCAGCCTGGCCGAGATCGCCGCTACCCGTAAGCAGATCACGGCGTGGACCAAAGAAGAAGAGAAGAGCGCGCAGAACATACGCGATGCGTTTGCGTGGAAACCGGAGACGACGGGAGTCGGCGACGTATATCGGGCGGGTGCTGAGGCGGAACGTCAGGCGGTGACAGAGGGGAAAGATCGGGCCAAGGCATATGAGGAGTCGCAACCGGGACTATGGGGGTCGTTCAAGCAGGGCAAGTATCCCAGGGTCCGGATGGGCGACTACGAGTTTCAGCGGCAGGCCCTGAAAGACCAAGCCTCACTTCACGAGACGCAACTGCGGTACTATGAGTCGATGGCCGCCGAGGAGGCCGTCATCGCCGAATCCAGAAGGGAGAAGGACCGACTCACTGCCCTTGAGGCCGAAAGGCTTCAAGGGATGGCCGCCGGGCCCCTTCGCGACGCCGCCGAACTCGACATGCGGAGGGCCGAGGCCGCCCGCGCATACAACGAAGAGATGGAGGATGCCGACAGGCGATACAAGGCGGCCGGCCAGGGGGTCAAGGCCATGGCGGATTGGCCTGCCATTGATGCGACGTATGCCGCCGAGAAGACACGCATCGCGGCCGACCGCGAGTCAAGGGATGCCTTGGCCGGCGAGCGCGAGAGCCAGGCATGGAAGCGGCGCAACCGCGAGGCCATAGACGAGCTCGAGACGAACGAAAAGCTCCGGATAGAGATCAAGCAACAGGGCACGGCCCGGGCCATAGCCCTCATGGAAGTCGAGCACCAGGCGGAACTGCGCGCGCTCGACCGGGCGGGCGCGGACAAGACCAACATCATCAAACGCCAGGCCCTCGAGGCCGAAAAACTCATGGCCGAGGCCACGCGGCCACTCAAGGACGAGGCCGCGCAACTCGCTTTGCAGATAGCGTATAACCGCGGGGAGATAACGGCGGCCGGGATGGCCCGCCAATCGCTCTTCCTCCAGCACCCGGGGGCAAGTCCCGAGGAGCATAGACTACTCGTCGAGAAGGCCGACCTTACCGAGCGAGCCCGGCTCACCGGGATAGCGCGCGAGACCCGGCTCGGCCTCCACCCGATGGAGCAGTACGCGGAGTTCCAGCGCGAGATGACGGACGTCATGGGCAAAGGCGGATTATCCCGCTCGGACGCGACTATCGCGCTCAGGGACAAGATCAAGGGCCTCATCGGCGGCGCGGACATCGCGGGCGGCGCTTTTCAGGGCGGCGTAGGCCATTGGCAGGCCACGCAGTCGGCATTGATGAGGGGCTCGGACGTGCCGGCCGAGACCCTGGGGGAGATACAGAAGCTCGTCAGGATCATGGATGACCTCAACGCGAGGCTGACGAGGGATGGGGTAAGGCTGGGTGGCTGAGACGGCCAGTCTGTTCTCTCGCCCGTCCGGGAGGCCGGATGAACCGGCCCACGAAGCGGACCGGACTTACGGCGCAACGTGAAAACAAGACTATCTTTCCACAGATTACACAGATTTCACAGATTAAGGCGCGGGCCGAACAGCGGGCTAATCGTTGCGGTCGTGGCGGTCCGCCAGACCGATGGCGGGCAAGCGTGAGGTTTACCCGCCAAGGCGGGCCGTCTCGGCCGGGCGTGAGATAAAGGGTTCTGCTGGGCCGTGTGTCGTGAGAGAAGGGGTTGGTGACCGATGCCTGTAGTGGGATTTCCAGAGTCATACGAGCTTGTCCGCTACGCGCGGACGAAAGACATCCGCGGTGGCAATGAGTCGACATACGAGTTCACGTGTCTCAAGTCCGACCTGGCCGCGGTCGAGGCGATATTCCTCTACGCTGGGGACGGCAACGACCCGACGTTGACATGCACGACCGTGACCTCCCAGATGACCTCGGTCGATGCCTCGGGCGTGATGACGATGAAGGGGACGGCCAAATTCGTCCCCAAGTGGAAGCTCGACGCCCTTACCCCCGACCAGCCGTTTCTGTGGCGCTACGGAAGCGCCTCGCAATCCTTTACCCTGAAGAGCGAACTGTGGACATGGGAGTCGGGAGAGCCGGTCCTCAATACCGCCATCAAGCCTCTGATGAACGTCGGGTTGACCGAGGTGGTACTCTACGGGACGCGCTCTGTCTACGACTCCCAGACATTTGCCGAATACGTGGACAAGGTCAACTCAGACTATTTCTGCGGCGCCCCTCCCGGCTACGTCATGTACCAGAAGGGGGCCTCGGGCAATCCCCGCCAATTGGACAGCGGGGTCATGGTCTATGACGTCGAGATACCGCTCGTCTGCCGGTACGTCGCGCCGTGGAACTATTTCTTCAACGAGACGACGGGGATTTGGGAGCTCCTGCGGCGGCCGGATCTCAGCCCGATGTACACGGCGGCGCCGTTTGCGCCGCTGCTGGCAGTGCCGTAGAGCGGTTCGCCAGTTCAAGGGCGCACGTGGGCCAGCGGCGGTGGCCGCTTTGCGTGCGCCCCTACGGAATGAGATGAGATGAGGCACGGGCGGGCGCACGTGGGCCAGCGGCGGTGGCCGCTTTGCGTGCGCCCCTACGGGACGAGAGGGCGGATGTCCCGACAAGGTCGGGACCCCTACGAACGGGGCCGGCAGCGGCGAGCCTGAATCTGCGTAATCTGTGTAATCTGTGGACGACAGGTAGTTCCTTGATTGGTGTCGAGGTCCTGTGATGGGTAAAGATCGGTTCCCAGTGGGGAGTGGCGAGCAGTGGGGCGCAGGCGCATTTGACGACATCCTCCGCCGCATCGCCGCGCTCGAGCAATGGGCCATACGCAACGTCACCGGAGCCCAGCTCGACTCGACGGGCAACCTCCATATCGACGGCGTCCCCGATACGGCCAAGGGGGACATGCTCTATAACGACGGGACGGGGCTGGTGAAACTGGCGGCCCCCACGCTCGACTTCCTGACGGCGGGACGGGATGAGGGCGACCCGGCGGACGCGAGTATCTTTTTCAACCATGAGACAATGCTGCCCGAGTGGAGGCAAACAAGCGAGTCGTGCTCAGAATAGGGGCCGGCAGTGGCCGGATGAACCGAGGGCGCACGTCATTCGACAGGCTCATGACCGTGAGCGCAGTCGAACGGCAGTGCGCCCCTACGAACTGAGGAACTACCCTTGCCTACGGTATCAGTCACCGGGACCGGCCCCTACACCGTCACCGCCGACGAGTACAAGGTCGTCATTTCGCGCGAGGGGTTGGACGCACTCTACGCCCTGAAGGCGGATTTCTCGACGCTGGATCTCATCTACACCGGATCCGGCGGGTTCTTCCGGCTCTGTCACACCACGGTCGACGCCGCCAATTATGATCTGTCGGTCAACGGAACCTATTCCCTCGAGGAAGACACCGGGACCCGCGTCGTCGTCAAGGTTACAGGAAACTTGAGAAACGGCGCGACATCGAGGGGCACCGGGACGTTCTATGTCACCTGCTATCCCGACAGAATAGACATCTACCAGGTCGTTAATTTTACCGGCGGCACGGCCTATACATCCAATCCGATCTACGTGGCGTGGGACGACAACCGCACCTATGCCACGTACAAGTACGCTAAAACACTGACGGCCGATTTCATCGATGCGGAGGCCGTGAATGCCTCATGGACCACGGTGACGACCGGCGCCGGGCCGTGGAACCTCTTCATGCGGAACCACGACGCCACGGAAACGTACTTCTACAGCGTGGCCGTCATCCTCCAGGCAATGGCCGGATACGGCACGCTGACCTTCGCGCACTATTATTCGGCCGGTGTGTTCGTCGGCCATCGGATCAATCAGGCGTCACTGTCGGGCGCGACCGACTATAAGTGCGCCCTACAGATAGACTTTCTGGCGCCGGTCGACACCGACCTCGACGTCGGCGAGGCGAAGGCCCGCCGCATCTCGTGGGCGGATCCGGACAACCTCGACGGGACGGGCGACGACGGGGAGGTCATAACCGGTACGCTGAAGACGAACGCGACGCTCGACACCGACGCAGACGGCTTCATCCAGGCCGCGGGGGCATATGCTATTACGGCGGCGTCGAACGAGATAGTCGTGAAGCTCGCGCGCGATAACGCCGTCGCCGGCGAGCAGGACTTCTTTTACCCGGCAGTAGACTGCTACTCGGTCTCAGGCTCGGCCTTCGCCGCATGGTCGTCCGCCGACGGCTCCGCGTGGACAGCAATGGTCGACGGGACGGACTACAACGTCCAGCGCGCCGGGACGAACCGCGTCTGGCAATACCTCGGCGCGGCATTTACCGGACCCAAATACTTCCGGCTCCTCTGGTCGACGGGGTTAGCGGTGAGCGGTGCCGGGCCATACACAGTCGAGGCCGAACGTTACCGGGTCGTCGTCTCGAAAGAGGGCATCGACAAACTCTATATCGCAGAGGCCGCGTTCGCCTCGCGCGATGTGCTCTACCTCGAGTCGGGCGGGTTCTTCAGGCTGTGCCTCGTTTCCGTGGATG